GCTAGTACTTTTGTCTTGGTTACCTTAACAAATACTCTGCTCTTTTCTGCTTCAGTAAACTGAACGTCAGGTCCGTATAAACCCCGATAGTTTCTGTAAGCTCTAATCCAACGGTCTTCATCAAACCGTCTAGCAGTTTCAGACTTATTGAATAAATCTAAGACATGATTAACCAAAGGAGAAACAATTAAACTTTCCTTTGAAGCATCAGATACGTCTTTAAGACTCCCGGCTGTATCTTCCATGTTGTTTTCTTTTGCCATTATTTAAGTCAATACCCCATAGTAGGATCGGCTGGTACAAACTGAGAAGGTCTTGATTTAGCTGGGTCATAGTCCCAAATACTAAATCGAGGTCTACTCATAACGCCATATCGTAAAGCATCGTACAAGTGATCAAAAGTTACCTTAGTGTCAATGTCTTCAGGATTACTTTTGTCTAGCGGTAAAATAGGTAGTTGAGCTATGAGATTTGTGCAATTGCTCATGATCACCAAACGTGGTTCTTCCGTAAACTCATCTACCTGTAATCTTCTATGTATTTCGTTCTTGCCTGCTACACGAGAACCAGCAGATCTATCTGAGGGTCTCCACCTACATCCCTCTTTAATCATCTGTTCTGCTAGTGAGGGGCCAGTATCTCCCCGCTTGTGCCAGCAGCTTGAGTCGAGGACACCGTACCGAATCTGTCCATCGTTTTGCTCAAGTTCCATCACCATCTTTGCTAAGTCTTTTGCTAAGACTTTACTTACGTACAACTCTCTGTAAACGATAATCTGTTCTGAAGGGGTTACAGCAAACCACAGTACAGCAGAGAAAGAACCATAACCATAGTCGCATGCTCTAAATTTAACCCAGTTACGTGGTATATCAAAGGGTTCGACAACGTGTATCGATCTATTAAACTCCGCAAATGCTGCCCCTTCAGATACATCCCAGTTTCCTTCTAACAGTTGTTTACGTTGATGCTCAGGTAATGATAAGAGCATCGTTTCATAATCCCCCTGCTGAGCAAGGTAAGGATTGTCTACTAGCATCGCAGGTATAAACCTACGCCTAAACAAAGGCAGTCCTGCTTTACTATGTCCTGCAGGATACGTCAACACCTGTGCAGTATCTATGTCTGTAGCCCAGAATGCTTTGTTGGGTGCAGAAGGATCAATGAACATCTTCTTAACCCACGCATGTCCGGGGCCACCCGGGTTGGTTGTAGCTCTCATATACACCGGAAGATCTGGTGCTGTGCTACGTAGACGAGACCGCATGTAGTTCCATGCAAACGGAGTACTCCACTGCGTCAACTCGTCAAACCCTACCCAACTAAATGCTAGACCCTGATACCGCAGTACGTCTTCATCTCTATCCAGATACGAGAACCACAACCTTGCACCACTTGGTGCTATCCACTGCATCTTTCTTTCTGACCATTTGATGCCCGGGTAAATCTTCGGGTACATCTCTTGGCTTTTCCAAATCAGTTCTCGTAACTCTTCCGTGGTATGTCGCAATAACAATCCACTGAACTGTGGGTGTTGCATGTAACGCAATGGATCTGCAAGCATGGCATAACTCTTACCACCACCTGCTGCTCCACCGTACAATACTTCACGTTCATTTGCTGCTAAGAAGGATGTCTGTGGTCCCGGGTTCGGCTTGAAGATTATGTTCTGCTCTTCCAGCGTTACTGCAGTGTTCACATCTACATCCGCATAACTTGTAAACTCGTCTTGTTCCGTCAGGATCAGTGGTGAGGTTAACGAAGGTTCTGTCTCGCTCTCCCCAGTCGTCTGCCTTGATGCGCTGGAGGACACTTTGTTTTTTTGCCCCCGGTTTCTTTTCGTACCTCTCTGCGAGGAGGATCGCTTTCTTGTACCTTCTGGCCCAAGATCTGAGGGTGGATGCTTTCGTTTTATTGTACTGCTCATACCTCAGCCTTTGTAATAACCCTTTGTGCGATATCGATCTTCCTGTTAGTTTTGTTAACCACGCAGCTACCTGTCTAGATGTATGCTTCTTTAAATGCTTTCTAGCCTTCTCTAGTGCTGCCAACTCTTCCGGTATCGGATCATATACATCTGGATTATCTTCACACTCACGATATCCAAACGGGGGTTTAAGAGATCTATTGCTTCTTAGGTTTGGTATCTGAATCCAGTTATTCTTCTTTACCGCATCTACTGGTTGTGGCAGTAGCCACCTACCAATACTACTCCTCATCCTTATCTTTATCCTTAGGGGGAAGAATCATCAATCCGTTTGTTGCCTCAACCTGAACCTTCTCTGTCTTAACCAAACCAGTACGATCAAGGATCTCACGAGCAGCATTCATTTTTTCTTTAATGCCCAACTCATGTCTGAATAGCCAGCCAGCTTTTTTGCAGTAACCGCATCGCCGTTAGCCTCCTCAAATAATACGTCTAAGAATTTCTTTTGACGGTCTGTTAAATTACGTGCCATTTGCTTCCTTTATTGAGCTGTCTTTAATACAGCGATATCCAATTTTGTTTGGTACTTCTTTGTCTGTTAAATATTTAGACATGAAGATTGCCTTTTGTTCCCCATACTTTTTGCATTCTTGTTCTGTTTGAAAGTACTTGGGAGTAACATCTACAACTTCTTCACATCCTTGAGTTGCAATGCACACTATCCACATGGCAACCCAGATCATTCTTCTTTTTCTATTTCAACGGTAAAACGAACAAACAGTATATCAATGACAATATAATGTACCCCATCCAAATGTACATGTTCGAATCCTAACATACATCCTGTTATTAAGTACGCCGATAAGTTTATGTTCACGTTAGATTTGGATTAAAAAATTCTTCTGCCGACATTAGTACATCAAAGTTTCCAGATGTATCAGTAAAACATACAAGCTTATCTCCCGAGTGCATATAAAGCACTGCGCCCCCTTCAATCACATCGTGTGAGGCATTTGATGTCATATCAAGAGAATTTAATAAATAATCGTATTGTGCTTTTTTAGCGTTGTAGTACTGGATACTAATCTTTTTATTTGCACTTCCATTAGAACTAATATGCAAAAACTTTACGATGGAAGAAAAATTAGCTGGACACTCGTACAACAACTGAGCACTTGCCCCACTTGATGTAGCAGTTACATTAATACCGTCTGTAGTAAATTTATTAGATGCTGGGATTAGTGCCATTAGTCTCTAAACTTCTTTACTTTCTTTGCAATGGTCTTAGGCTGACTGACAAACTGCTTGCCTGCTTTTTTACCTTCACGCTTAGCTTTAGTTGTAGCTGCATACTCTGCTGCTGATAAAGACTTGATTGCTGCCTCTGGCAAATACCTTTCACCAGTAGCGTTTGGCCCTTGGGTAGAAGGCTTACCGCTTTTAGTTCTCCACTTTTGCTTAGTCCAATCTTTTAAAGACTTTTGTGAAGGCTTCACTTCTTCTTTGCTTTCTTGGGCGGCGTATGCTTAAGAACCTTACTTTGTGCAGTATGCTTTGCCCCTGACATCAAAACACCATCAGGGGACTTGTGTGTGGGTCCAGTGTAAACTTTACCGCTTGGCAGGTAGTGCGTTGCATTCTTACTCATTTATAACCACCGCCTTTAGCCTTATACTGGACTGCTAGCATCTGAGCTTTCCTTGCACTCCACTGTCCCGGAGCACCTCCCTTATCGCCAGCCTTGATACTTTCAAACAAACTCTTACGCATTCCGGGTTTGGTATAGTTGCCTGCTTCGTTTACCTTGGACTTGGTGGCTGCACCACCCTTAGCCATGGGCTTAGACTTGCCTGCCTCTGACAGGGCTATGGCAATGGCTTGCTTCTTACTGGTCACTTTTTGACCACTTGAGGATTTAAGCTTACTTTCCTTAAACTCGCCCATGACCTTGCTGATCTTTTTCTCAGCCTTGGTCTTCTTAGCCATGCCACCTTCTTTCATGTACCCCATTTTATTACGTACATTTTCTGGCAGCTTAGACAACCCGGGATTACTTTCGGTATCGACTGGCTTTAGTCCGGGCATGTTACTTCTTCACTTTCTTCTTAGCACCTGCGTACTTGGTAGCTGTACTCTTTTCTACCTTGACCGGGATGATCAGCATTCCACCTGCAGCTTTCCTAACTTCCTCTTTACCACCTGCCATCTTCTTAGCTTTGACTTGTTTAGAAACACCACCTTTAGCATACGCACGTTTCATTACTGCTCCTCCTTTAGCCATTGCTGGCTTTTTCTTAGCTGGGGCAGTATCAGGCTCCTCCCCTACATAGCCATGCTTTTCTTTGCTTGGCTTATCCATGCCTAATTCTTTTAACATCTTCTCGTACTCAGCCCGGGGCATGGTGGCTGTCTTCTTACCTTTGTAGGTCTCAGGTACCATGATTCTTACTTACCTTTCTTAGGACCGTTGGGCTTCATCGAAGCACCACAGTTAGCCATACCGCCTTTGTTGTAGCCAGTGCTCATGCCGCCTTTGGCATAATTCGCTGTGCTCATGCCGCCTTTAGCCATCTTCTTAGCTGGCTTTTTAGCCATGCCACCCTTTTTAAACTCCAAGGACTCTTGCATCTCTTTCTTTTCTTTCTCGGTAAGAGCTTTACCCTTACGCTCACTTGCCATGCCAGATTCTCTTTCGGCACTTTCTTCCCGCATTTTACGATTCATGAGCCTGTCCAACTTTCTTTCTTCACTGGCAGTGAGTTCCTTGGACTTGTCTAACTTCTTAAGACGGGCAATCTCGTCATCCACTTCCTTCTGGGCTGCTGTAGTAGCTTCGTCATACCCGGGCAGACCTAAGAACTTCTTGGTACGCTCCATTGCTCCCATAGCTTTGCTAGCTAACTTGCTTGATAGTGCCATTGTTAAACTCCTTTTTTATGTTTCTGAGATTTATGTTTCTGAGATTTAGGTGGTTGCTTGACCGATCCTCCCGACCCAGCCCACAATTCTTTATCTGCCCAGTACGCAGCAGACAACTTTCCTTTGGCAATGTTCTTGGCATGCCTTGCCTTAAAACTCTTTCTTGCTTCTGGGCTGTAGTTGTGACCCATGCTGCTGTCACCGTAATGAATCAGCTTAACCTTGTCACCTTCTTTAGCTACAACCATACCCTTCTTCTCAGGTCTGTTAGATTTCTTAGGCTGGTTATAGCCACTGAAACCTAACTTTTTGTATCTCTCTGGAAATTCTGATGGCATATGTACAGATCCCTAGTCTTGTTTACCTGTTGGAAACACTTTCCTACTCTCTTTCCACCCTGAACCCTTCATGGCAGATTCAACTTCTAGCAAAGTAGGTAAATAGCCCAGCCTGACAGCTAGGGCAGCACGTACAAAGAATACATCGCTATGGTACAGATAAACATTTTGATGCTTATCTTCAATGACAGCACGGTAGTAGTCTTCTAAATAACTTGTTTCACGTAGTTGTATTGATTTTTTAGCCACTGTCAAGGAAAACTTTCATAAAAGCAGATACAGAGGCAGGAAGTACAGAGGGTGTACCCGAATTATAACACAGACAGGAAGTACGTGTAAAGGGTTAGGAAGTTAAAGACTTCTTTAATACGTATTATTGGATTAAAGAGTACTTTAAGTGAGACATTTAAGTGAGGTAGATAAGTGTAGTAGTTAAAGTGTATGTGTGTTTTTTAGTATTAATATCTTAAGTGTTTATTTAAGTGTAGTATTGTAAGTATTATTATAAGTTTTATATTGTAACTGTAGTATTTACAGTTATATAGTATTAACACTTGCTTTTTTTATCACCTAACAGTGATATGTTATATGCTTTTTTAG